GTTGAGCGGCGGCACGGGCTTGGGCGCGGTCTTCGCGGTCAGCGCCTTCTCGAATTGCATCGCCAAGATGGCAATCTGGTCGGCCTTGTCGAGCCCGTTAATGACTACGCGGCTCGACTTGTAATCGCATTGGTCGGTGGTGATGTAGTTGCCGAGCTTTCGACCGGTGAACCAGCCCTCCATGCACCCGGTGATCAGGATGCGGGCTGCGGCCTCCGGCATCAAGGCGAGGTCCGGCTCCTTGACGAGGTCGAGGCCAATCGCCTTGCCTGCCTTATTGTAGTTTCGACGACCGGTTATCTGGACGTAGCCACGGCCCCGGTACTTGAAGCCATCGCCGGGCATCGTGTTGCCCAGCATCTTGCCGATCTTGGTGTCGGGTTCGTACTTATCGAAGTAGTTCTTTTTGCCGCGCTCGAAGACCGGCTGCATGGTGTAGCCGGTCTCCCACGCCGTGGTCCCAAGGAGGTAGGCGAGCTTGCGTCGGTCACCGTCGCCGTGGCGGCCCCACATCTCGATAATGTGGTTGATGCCGTCGACCTGCGCTTGGCTCAGCTTGCCCCCGAACAGAGGGCGGATGACGTCAAAGTCCATGCGAAACTCCTACCGCTTGGGGAAGCTCACGACGGACCCTCCCGTTTGCACCTGACGCGAGATGGGGCCGTTCAGCAAGATGTCGGCCAGCATCAGCGCCTCATTCTCATAGACCTTAAAGTCTCGCCGTTCCAGCAGCCGTGCGAAGCGATACTTGCCCTCGTACATCACCCGGTCGAGCCCATCCACAATAGACCGCGTGCGGCGAGTGAAGATGCGGTCGATGGACTTGCGCCACTCATCAGGTGGCTCGATGCTGTGATCGGCGATGTAGTCCTCAAGCGCGATCAGAAGCTGGTCACGGACCAGCAGCGGGCCCTTCATGTTGGCGAAGATGTGGTTCACGGCCTTGTCGAGGACGCTCTCACCGGCATCGACCATGTCGTGCTTGGCGTGGGTCATCGGCGGCGGCGCATACGGCTTGTAGTCGCCGACATTGTACTCCAGAAACCACTGGCGCAGCGCCCCGATGTTCTCGGGCTTCTTGCGCCATGCGTGGACCATCTCCCAATAGGCCGGATCACTGACCGTGCCGTTCTCAAGGATGGCGAAGCGACGGTCGCCCTTGGGCAGGATTACGCTGTCCATGTGGTTGGTCATCACGAGGATCGAGGCGTAGGTCTTGCCCTGATAGTTCCCGAGACCCTTGCGCTTGATGTAGACGTCGTGGTGACCGGGGTCGACGATATTCTTGAGGTGCTCGTAGGCGTTCTGGCGGTTCTGCCACTTGCTGCCGGTCGAGCCTACTTCCTGCGCTTCGTTGACCGCGACCAGCACGGCATCGGACAGCCATTCATTGTACTGGCCCTGCGTGCCCTTGCCGGTAAGCGTGTCGAAATCGACGATGCGCGTCAGGTGGGGCGCGAACATGTCCTTGATGATCTCGACCAGCGTGCCGCGGCCGGTGCCGAAGGTGTCGTTGGCGACCATGATGATGCCGGGGCCGCGCGTCTCCGGGTGCTGGACCTTATAGGCCATCCACTGCTTGAAATAGTCGCGCTCGCTTTCGATGGGCAGCAGCGCGTCGAGCAGGCCGAGCCCGACCGATGCATCACCGTTCACCGGCAGATCGTGCGGCCGGTAGGTGTTGAAATACTTGACGCCGTCCTCCTCGAAGAAGGGGTACGGCATGTCGGGCCGCATGGCGAAGGTCTTGACGTTGTTGCGCCGCGGCTCGCGCATCCAGATGTCGTAGAGCGTCGTGATCTGAACGCCGCCGCGCTGGCCCGCATTCGATTGGTAATACTGGGCGATGGCGTTCTTGAAATGCGTGGCCGACGTGTCCGGCTTGTTGGTCACCGCGTCGGCGATGGTGTCGTATTCGAGCACGTAGGCATAGCGCTTCAGCGCGGCCTCAAGGTTGTCATCGAAGCCGAAGCTGGGGTGCATCTCCATCCCGGCGAGCGGGTCGGTGCTGGGCTCTACCGGCGGCGCTTCCTGCCTCTGAAAGATGGCCGCCGGAGCGGCCCCGAACTTCTCCAGAAGGGCCTTGCCAAGAGCATTCGCGACGAGGTCGTCGGCGAGTTCCTCATAGAAATGCGTGGTGTAGCTGCCGTGGTCCGACACGCAGACATCACCTTGTTCGGTGATGGAGATCATCCCGGCCCACGAACCAGATGTGCCCGGGCGCAGCGTCTCGACGCGGCAGCGCAGCACGGTCTCAGGCGGCGCTTTCCGCAGGTAGGCTTCGATCTCGCTGAGCGGCAGGACGCCCATGTCCTTCACATCGAAGGTCATCTCGGGCGTCAGATCGCGAAGGGTAGTGTAACCGTCCTCGGCCCCGGCCTCGCTCGACTTGCGAACCAGCCCTTCGGCCTCGAAGATTTCGACTGCCTTCGTCTTGATGGCTTCTACCTGCGCCATCGTGATCTCGGGCAGGTCCATGTACTTGTGGTCGAACAGATCAAGCTTCGGCCACGTGTACCACGTCTCCGGGTCGCGCATGCCGTAGGCAGCGATCTGGCAGCCACGACCAAGGATTTCGACCTGATGCGGCTTGAAGCCTTCCTCAGCATCCTTGGGCGCGAAGAAGCCGGTGGTGCGCTTGCCGATCTTCTCGTGAGTGCGGAAAATCCACATCTCGCGCGGCGCTTTGCCGACACGGACGAAATCGCTGCGCGGGATAATCCCGGCCGCGACGATGCCGTCCATGACCGCGGTCAGCAGTGCCGCGTCGTTGATGTCCCAGTCGATGGCGATGATATCACCGCAGCGCAGGCCGGTGTCGCGGCGCTGCGCCGACCGGTTCCACTCGCGCGACTGGATCAGCTCCGGCGTGATCTCCAGCGTGTTCCAGCCGGGGAGCAGACACATCTTGTTCTTGTTCGGGAGCGGCGTGTAGCCGTTCTCGTAGAGGCGGAGCCGCAGCTCCATGCATTGCTTGCGCGGGTCCTCGATCATTCCGCGGCCCTCTCAACAAGCACGCCAGCCTCGACGAACATGTCGGCTGAGGCGTTGAACTCGGCCTCGGGCATATTGGTGACGCCGGGCCCGACGATGACATGGGTCACGCCCGACTGGATAAGCGACCGGGCACAGGCCGAGCAAGGATAGTGGGTGACGAAGACCGTGCAGCCCTTGGTGCGGATGCCCTCGCGCGCCGCAAAGGCGACGAGGTTCTGCTCCGCATGGCTGGCGAACAGGTACTTGGTCGGGCGGGTGCGCCGGGCTTCATTGTCCTCGACGCCGCGCGGCGGGCCATTGTAGGCGGTCAGGCGAACTTCGAGATCGGGCCCGACCAGAACAGCGCCGACCTGAGTGCTGTCCTTGGACTTGGTCGCGGCGTACTGCGCGAAGCCCATGAGATAGGTGTGCCATGAGTTGGACATATCGGTCATTTTGGTTCCTTGGTAGGTAGAATTATTATTTGTGGTAGTACCAATCCGACATGACTTCGGCGGCGAGAGGCAGCCCCGGCGTCCAGTCGAACCCTTCCACCATAATCTCTTCGAGCTTCGTCTTAAAGCCCTCAGCGCGATCTTTGTCGACCTCGGTGATCACTTCGTCATGCGTGTGCCCGACGACCGTGCAGTCGGGTTCTTTCTCCAATCGGCGCAGGGTCGACCGGAGGATCGACGCGGCGGTGCCTTGCGTGGCGTTTTCGATCTGCAAGCCGTTCCAGAGCGACCGGCGGCCTTCGCCGTTGAGGTAGGTGATGGCCTCGGAGATGCGGTCGAACTTCTCGACCTCTTCGATCTTGGCCATCGGGTAGGACAAATAGCGCCCATCTGGCAGTCGGCATAGCAGCGTGCCGCCGAGCAACCGGGGCACGTAGACATAGGTCAGGCGACCGGCGACGTACTCAGTCTCCGGCATGACCATGGCCGACATCGCGGCCTCTTCGCACTTGATGCCGAAGCGCCGGGCCCAGCTATTACGCATGCGCCAGCCGTCGACGATCTTCTTGGCTTCCTCGTTGCTGAGCTTCATGCCGTAGCCGCGAGCCATCGCCTTGAGCGCGCCGACGCCGCCCAGAAACCCCAAAGCCAGAACGGCGACTTTGCCTGCCTGTCGCATGTTCTTGGCTTCGCTATCGCCTGCCTTGACGCGCTCCAGAAGCTCGTCGGCCGGGATATCGAAGATGGCCTCGGCGTTGAGGATGTAGAGATCGTGGCCCTCATAGAAGGGCTTGAGCACGGCCTCGTGGGCATCGCGGCCACCTGCCAGCCACGGCGCGACACGCGCCTCGATGGCAGCCCAGTCGCCCCAGACGTAGAGCTTGTCCTTGGGCGTAATGAAGGTTGGGCGGATCAGCTTGGCCAGCGTCGAACTGACCGGGCCGTATTCGCGCAGCATCCAGATCGGGGCCTGCTTTGCCACCAGATCGAGGATGTCGAGTTCGCGCTTGGGATCGGCCTTGGTGTTCATGGACGAGCGCGGCAGGTTGTGCACCTGCACCCCGCGCGACGAGAAGCGCCCGGTCTGGCCCGCGCCGTTGAAGACGTAGCTGCCGGTCAGGCGACCGTTAACCGCTTGGTTCAGGATTTTCTCGAACTTCACCGCCGACGACGACCGCCCGAACTGGATGAGCTCCAGCACCTCGGTGACGTTGTCTTCTGGCGGCGCGTCGGACTGCTTGATCTCTTCCAGCAGGCGACCGACGACCTCCTTCGAGAGCGACATGCGGGTCGGATCACCGTCGGTGTTGCGTTCCTTGACCACCAGTTCCTGAAGATCGTGCGTCAGCCTCGGGTACATCCACGCGTTGAGCCGGAGCGTCATCGTGGTGCGCGGCACTTCATTGTTGGTGAGGCGCGCGATCTCGGCCTTGTTGTAGGCCTCGTCTTCCTCGCGGTACTTTAGCGCTCCGCGGCAGACTTCCAGATCGGCGAGCATGCCGCGATCATTGATCTCCTCGCTGATCCAGTACTCTTCCCACTCGGTCGCGTCGAGCTGGCGCGTCACCCGGAAGATGTCGCGCAGAAGCTCCGTGTCCTTTGCCGAATAGGTGAGGTACAGGCCCCAATCCTTGATCGTACCGGGCATCGGTTCCGATGCCTCAGCGAACTGCTTCATCACGTTCTTGCCGCCCTCGGTCTTGCCGCCGATGCCAAGGACGCGACCGGCGCGGTCGAGCTGGCCCGGCAGGTTCGACGCGGCCGCCTGCGCCATGGCGTCAAGCGTCCGGTTGGTCGGCATAGGGGGAAACCCAAATTTGGGGGTGGCGATGTTTTGGGTGATATGGCGGTCAAAGGCCATGTTCCACGCGACCCAATAGTTGCCTTCACCGGCCGCGAAATCGTGCAGCTCCTGCGGGAACGGTCCCCATGCGTCGACGCGCGACTTGATGTACTCCCACGTCTCTGCCGGGACCTCGGCGCTCACATCCGGGCACCAGAGCTTCACCGGGCCATCATCAATGGCCCACGACAGCAGGAGCGGAATGGTGGAGGGATCGAGCGCGTACTTGAGCCCACCGACCTTTGGCAGGTCGGCGAGGCTGCGCGTTTCCCAGTCCATGAAACAGAATGACATGATGGCCTCGTGGTAGAGAGGTGCGCCCCCATCCGCCACCGCCGGGTGATACGGATGGGGGCGCGATCCCGTCAGTCAGACGACGAAGTGGGTTCTTCGTCGGCTTCGTCAGGGATAGGCTCGCCAAGCGAGCGGGCATAGGTGGCGACCAGAGCATCCTGCTCTTCCCGCTCAGCCCGGTCCATAGCCCGGCGCTTGATCAGGATACGCATGATCTTGGGGTCGAAACCGTTGCCCTTGGCTTCGGCGTAGACATCGCGAATGTCCCTCGCGATGTCCTTTTTCTCTTCTTCAAGGCGCTCCACCCGTTCGATGAAGCCTTTGAGAACCGCCCCGGAATTACCGGGGCGGGGCGTCCACGCAGCGCCGCTCATTACGCGGACCGGTCACGACGACGCGGGGCGTCGGCCGACTTGGCCTCCGCGGCGGCTTCGGCGTATTCCTGCGCCAGAGCCTCTTCCTCGTCCACTTCTTCAGTGGCCGGGGCAGACGTGTCGGTCATCGTGCGCCATTCGACGATCTTGAAGATCGGGTTGGTGACGCGGCCCCACTTGTCATGCTTGTAGCTCTCGTTGGTGAGCTGCACGATGGGGACGATGGCATCCGAGCCCGCGTTGATCTGGGCAAGGATCGCGTCGGTCAGCGCCTTGTACAGCTTCATCGCGCCGAAGGACGACTGCTTGTACTCGCACATGACCCCGACATCGCTGTCGGAGCCCTTGGCATCAGGGTCGGAGATGCAGACGAGCTGCACCGAACGCTGCTGCTTGTACGGGGCGTGGTTCGGAACCGGGGGCAGGCTCGTCACAGACGGCAGCGGCTGCGAGACAGACACCATGTGCTCCTGAAGCGGCGGGCCGCCGGTCGCGGTGTCCCACGAAATCCAGCCGTGCTGGAACGAGTGCGGGTTCACGGCCCAGAGCGAGTTGGTCGAGACAAGCGTCTCTTCCTGCCCGTAGAGCCACTCGCCGTTGCCCTTGTCCATCTTCAAATACTGGAAGTCGCCGCCAACGGCGGGCATCGACATCGCAGCATTGTTGAGGGATTTCGCGAGAGTGTCGCGGGTCATAAGGCCGGTGGAACCACCGAAAGTCAGATCATTAGCCATAACTTTTCCTTTCTGGCTTTTGCTTCTTGCTTCTTCACATTGCAGCCAGCCGGTCGGCCAACTGCTTCAAGGCATCGGGGGCGACGGTGAGCGCAGGGCGCTTGTCGCTTTCCGGTGCCAAGGTCGTGCCGCTCGACTTCTTGTCGATCAGCTCATCAGGTATGGCAGCAGCACTGATGGTCTTCAATGCCTTTTCTGCCTGCGTGGGTGTGATCACCTTCTTGACAAAGCGGACGTCCTCGGGGAGCCCGGCCTGTTCAAGAAACGCAACCGCGCGATCTTCATCAGCCCAGCTACGGGTCGCGCGCTTTTGCACAAGTTTGTAGCCGGGAACCGTGCCACCCTGTTCAAGAAGCGCGTGCGCCGCGTTCTTCACGTGCTCGCCCCACTCGATCATCAAATCGGCGTAAGGCAGCCAGCGGGCGATCTCGGCTTCCGTATCCGCCCGGGTCATGCCGTTGACCGTCTGCACGATGCCGTTGAACTCGGGGCAGCCGGTCTTGCCCTGACAGAACTTGCACCACGAGCCCATCTTGAACGGGGCGTCCGGCATCTCGCTGATCTCGACCGCCTTCTTCAGCTCAAGCGCAAAGGCTTCGAGCTGCAGCCACGACGTCGTCCAGCGGGTGAACTTCTCGCCATTGTTCACCATCGGCTGGCAGATGAACAGCTCGATGGGCTTATTGCGGTCGAAAAACTGATCAGTCGGGTACGTGTGAGCGGCCGCGTAGGCGTAGTACATGAGCTGCTCGTTCTCTTCGGCAGTCACGGCCACGCCGCGCCCGAACTTCCAGTCCCAGACCACCGACCGGTCCTTGGAGGAGCCGACGATGTCGACCGTGCCGTAGGCCCCATCGATACCGGGGAAGGTCACGCGCTTCTCGTTGAAGTACGTAATGCCGCCGAGTTCCTTGTCGAGTTCGTCCCACATGGCGAGGGCCGGGGCGATGGCCTCTTCGAACAGCTCCTCGGTGATGAGGTGGTTGTTGAAGGTCAGGCCGATGACCTCGCGGTCCTCTTTGGTCTTGCCCTGAAAGATCAGGTCGATGGCTTCGTGCAGCGCCGTGCCCATCTCCGCGAAGGGCGAAGAGGTGTTCGGATACTTGGCGCAGAGGTTCACCGAGCCGGGGCAGTTCATCACGCGCTTGGCGGTCGAGCCGCCGACGGCGCTGTGCGCGCGGCTGGCGTGGGCGATATCGAGCTGGGTCATACCGGATTTCCTTCCACGTCATATTCATGCGCGCCGTGCGGGTAACCGTCGTCGAGCGGCAACGGCTGGCTCATCTCAACCAGCATCTCGCCGGTCATCAGGTCGTAGCTGAAGTAGACCACATCGCCGATGGTGGTCACCGGGTAGCGGTGGATTTCCAGCCACTCGCGAAGGGCATCCTTCACTTCAGCTTCAGTCATTGTCACGTGGTAGCGAGACATCGGTCTTTTCCTTGTGGGTGTTTTCGTAGTCTTCCAGAAGCTGAGCCATGACCGCCGCCCGGCTGATCACGTACTCGCTGGCGATCCGGTCGAGGATGGCGAGGTGCTTTTCCTCAAGCCAGATATGGACATCGATCTTGGCGGTTTTCTTCACGAACGGCATGCCGGTCTCCTTTCTGCCCTTGACCATAGGGGTGATTTGGACTAGCGTCAATCCTGTTTTTTGGAGTGACCACATGCCCAAACTGGAACTTGAGAGCAGCCTCGAAGAACGGTGCGTCCAGATCGTGGAGCGCCTCGGCGGGATGGCCCTCAAACTCCAGATACCGGGCGTGAGAGGCTTCCCCGACCGAACGATCCTGATCCCCGGCAAGCGCGTCTGGTTCGCCGAGTTCAAGAGGATCAAGAGCGGTCGCGTCTCGTCCCAGCAGTTGCGCTGGATCGAACGCCTTGGGCGGGCCGGGTTCGCGGCCTATGTGATCGACAACGAAGACGATTTTGAGAAGGCACTGAGGAAAGAGACCGATGCGTAAGAAAAGCGACCTCCACGAATACCAGCAGCAGGCCATCGACTGGCTCTATGAGCACAACGCCGCGCTGGCCCTGCTGCCGGTGGGCGCGGGCAAGAGCGTGATCGGTTGGACGACCGCGCAGGAACTGATGCGCGCCGGGCACGTGAAGCGGCCGCTGGTGTTCGCCCCGATGCGCGTGGCGCAGCTTGTGTGGCCCGCTGAGCGCAAGGAATGGGAGCATCTTCAGCATGAGCCCATAGTGGCGTGGGGCGGCGAGCCGTCGGCGTGGGAGGATGGCCTCTGGAAAGAGAGCCGTATCCTCTGGGGCAAGATCAACTCGCTGGCCAGCCGCCTGCCGAAGATCAAGGACACGATCAAGCTGCGCGAGCAGCAGGCCAAGCTCAGGGACCTGCAGGCGCAGGCCAGCATCGTCAACCGGGCGATCCGGGCGACCGCGCCGCCTGACTGCCTGCATGTCACGTCGTATGAGAACCTGATGTGGCTCTGCGAGCTTTATGAGCCGGGGCGGTCGCCGTTCGACCTCTGGATTTTCGACGAGATCGGCAAGCTCAAGAACCCGAAGTCGCCGCGCTACAAGGAAGTAAAGAAGCACACGGCGCTGGCCAAGATTGTCTGGGGCCTGAACGCCACGCCCGCGCCGGAAGGGTTTGAAGACCTCTACACGCAGGTGACGATCTGCGACGGCGGCAAGCTGTGGGGCAAGAGCTTCTACCAGTGGCGGCAGAAGTGGTTCGCGCCGGTCGACTATCAGGGCTACAAGTGGCGGCTTCAGTACGGCTCAAAAGAGAAGCTGCTGGGCGACCTGAACACGCTTGCCTTCAAGGTGGACGAGAGCCAGCTCAGCTACCAGCGCAGCATGGCCCACAGCCAAATCAAGGTGGTGCTGCCGCCCAAGGCCCGCGGGCTCTATGACCAGATGGAGAAGGAAATGTTCGCGGCGGTGCCCGATGCCGACATCACCGCCTTCTCGGCCGCTGCCGCGTCGATGAAGCTGCGCCAGATCACGCAGGGCTTCATCTATGACGAAGAGGGCGGCGCGCACATCATCCACGAAGAGAAGATGCATGCGCTGGCGGACCTGATCGACGACCTGAACGGCGAGCCGCTGCTCGTGGCCTACGAGTTCACCGAAGACCTCGAAGCCATCCGCAAGGTCTGGAAGAACGTTCCGTATCTCGGGCAGGGCATCTCGGCCGCCAAGGCTGAGGACCACGTCACCCGCTGGAACAAGCGCGAACTGCCGGTGCTGGCGCTGCACCCGTTCTCGGCCGGGCACGGCCTCAACCTGCAGAAGGGCGGCAGTCACATCGCGTGGTACGCACTGCCGTGGCCGCTGGAGAGCTTCATCCAGACCAACGGTCGGATCGACCGGCAGGGTCAGACGCGCGCCTGCTTCGCCCACCACATCGTCGCCCAGAACTCAATGGACGAGCGGGTGAGCGAGGCGCTCCAGCGCAAGGATGCTGATCAGGAGGCCATCATCAAGGCGATCCGTCGCGTTTAGGGGAGCCACGGAACAGAGCCAACCAAAGGGTCCCCGGGTTTCGGGGCCTCGCCTACCTTGGCTAGCTTGGGCTCAAACTCAAGCTGGTCCAGCATACGGCTGTAGGAAAGCGGCATAAAGGTAAGCTGGTTTGGCGAAACTTTTTGACGCATCTCAGAAAGGCGAGCATCGCCTTCTCCGACCGTAGTCAGATACTGGCGGTTGGTTATGCCGTTCCCCGGGGCGCTGCCGCCGGGTCGGTTGAAACCATACTGCATCCCGTGCTCACCTTCGTGAAACAGGACGTTCATCAACTCATCGAGGGACAAGTTCGGGTTAATGAGCATATAATTCCCGGCAGGCGAGTATGCGCCCGTGTACTTGATCGGCGTTTTTGCGGGCATCATGGCAACGCGCATGTCGGCGATAGGGCCTTTCGCCGCGTTCTGCCCCGCGGCAAACAGCTCCGGGTAGTCAAAGAACGACTTGAGCGGAACCGACGAAGCATGGGACGCGCCAGCTTTTGGGACCGGCGGCAGTTTCGAGAGATCAACTCCCGCATTGTATGCGCCCGGAATTTCGAAGACTGTTCCGCCGTACTGCTGCGGACGATATTCCAGCCCGTAGCGGGTCCATATTTCATCCGGGGTGAGCGGCATACCCTTGCTGGCGTAATAGTCGATGTCGTTTCTGGCTGCCTGATCCGCTGCCTTGTTAAACAAGGGTGACAGTTCGTTGCCAAAGATGCCAAGCGACCCGGCCGGGCGCGGCACGACCGAGCCTGCGCCCGCAAAGTTGCCGGTGAAGTTCAGCGCGTCGGCGATGCCGCCAGCCGTGGCGTAGCCCGGCGTGAAATTCTGGTTCCGGCCGGAGAGAACGTCACCGGGCAGCTTGAAGGCATCGATGGCCGACTGCATGAAACCCGGCATGGCAAGGCGGCGCTCGCCGGTGATGGTGTTCTTCTGGATCGGCAGAAGCGCGCCGGTTTCCCACGCGTTCGCGACCTTCTGCGCTTGCTGTGCCGGGGCCACACGGCGCTGCGCCATGAACTGATCGAGGCCTCCAGCCGGTACGGCAGCAGCGGCAGGCTTCTTGGTTGCGGTAGAACTGGGGCTACCGCTCGATGACATGATCGACGACAGGGTGACAGGTTTTGCCGCCGTGAGGGTTGTCGACTTGGCAACGGCGGGCTTGGCGACCGGCTTCGGCGCAAGCAGCGTCGTGCCCGTGAGCATGCTGATGGGTGAGTAGCTGCTGGTGCCGCCGGTCGATGCCATTTACTTCACTCCGGGGCCACGCCGCTGGTGGCGCTTGGCATCAGGCTTCGCCTTCTTCGGCGGCTTGGCCTTACCGGCCGTGTTGAGCGCGATGGCGATGGCCTGCTTCTGCGGACGGCCGGTATCCATCAGCTCCCTGATATTGGCACTGATGGTCTTTTGGGACTTGCCCTTCTTGAGCGGCATGACGCGCCTCCGTGAGATGGCGCATCATGCCATAAGCGCTCAGGTATCGGAAGGCTTGTCGTCGTCGAACAGGGCATCGCGGAAGTTTTCGTCGTCGGGCCAGATCGACAGGGGCCGCACCTCATGCCAGCCGCCGGTCGGCTCGAACAACTCGTCGAGCACCCGGCCAGCCGCCTCGAACTCGTCCATCTCGTGCTGCGCGGCTTCCCACGCGATGGCCATGTACGCCGCGCCGTCGATGTAGTTGTCGCGCTTCGGCTTCGGGCCGGTGATGATCCGACCGATCTTGGTCAGCACCATGTCGAGCGCCTCAATCTCGGCGGTCGACAGGTCGCGCACCATGTGGCGGCGCATCGTGGCCTTGAGATCACCAGAGGCGGCGAGGTTCACGACCGGCGGGCCATAGTCGGCATTGCGGTCGCCATTGGTCAGGCGGGCAGCCTCTTCAAGGACGAGGACGCGATTGGGCTTGTCGGTCAATTGGCGGCTCCAACGATGTTGGTGACCGTGGTCTTCGAAGGATCGCGGTCGAACAGGTTCATGCGCAGCATGTCGATGACGAGCGCCGCGTAAGCATAGTAGCTCTCGCTGTCCGCCTCATCGTCGCGCGCTGCTGCCTTGGCGAAGGACGAGATCATGGTGCTGAGCGCGCCGCAGGTTGCGTCGAGCACATTCCCGACGTCCGTCTCGGGGACCTTCTTCCCGATGGTGTTCAGGAAAATCTCGAAGGCGATTACGGTGTCCGCGACGTGCGCCGTGGTCTGATGCGAGAGGTTTTCGGAGTTCTGCATCTCTCCATAAAAGTCGCGCACTTTGGCGATGAAAGCTTCGAAGTCGGCATCTGAGGCCACGATTTGGTCCTAGGGTTCTTGTCAATGATGGTTTTATGGTAAGGGTCTGACCAAGAAAAAGCAACTAGCTAATGTACGTTAGTTGTAAATATTAGCGTCTGGGCGTATCTTGGTCGACATGGCTAAGGAAAATTATGATCTGCGGGCTGTCGCCGTCTGGGCCAAGTACCGCGAACTCATCAACCGGGCTGAACTGGCGCGCCGACTGGGTATCACCGGCGTGTCCGTGCACAATTGGAAGATCGTGCCAGAACAGCGCCTCAAGAAGGTCAGCGAAATCCTCGGCGTGCCGATGGAAGTCCTGCGCCCGGACTTGGTCAATTTCCTGCCGGAAGACCCGTGGGAAAACCTTTAACCGAGAGATCGACGCATGAGCGAACCCGAAATCGAAGCCAACGTGCCGCTGCCTGAAGGCGTTACCATCGCCGCGCCGCCGCGCGCCCGCAACAAGAAGTCCGAAGCCGTGTCCGACATCGGCGTTGAGGAGATCAACACTGTGACCTTGGGAACGCAGACCGGGTGGCCGGTGCGGAAGTCGCTGGTGCCGGAGCTTTACCGCTTCGTTCGTAACCTGCCCGCCGACACTCCGTACGATCAGCTCACCTCTGCCGCGATCTCGGCCGGGTGGGTTTGGAAGCTGACCGAAGATGCCTGCTATCACGTCGCGCCGGGCAAGGTGTTGGTCCGCTTCAATGTCGAGATTGGCAAGGCGACCAACGATCTGGAGCTTGAGCACTTCGATAGCATCACCATGATGGTGCCCGATGA